TTCATAATATGCTATAAGCATATACTGAAATGTTACACTAACTCCATACCGGACAATTCTTTCATCATACGCTGACTGGTGCTTTCTACCAGCAGACCGTTCGCGTACACGCCATAATTCATGTAATAGTCCTTGTGCGCAAGGGCAAAGTGCCAGATGGTGTGAACACCCTCTTCAGTATACGGCTCCGCACGGTCGTCTAAACAGGCTGGAAAACGGCATAGTTTATCGGTTACGTAAATCCTTCCAGCAAATTCTTCAATATCCTTGTACTGCTTCTCGGTGACGCTGTCTACAAGAATAGAGTGGCAACCGGTAATGATTAGGTCCTCAGTCACCTCAGGGTACTTTTCCTTCTTACATACATAAAGGCGGTTCTTGCCACGGAGGGTGTGCGCAGGATTGTAAAGCTTGGAGTGACCAATCATATCGATTGCCTTGTAGCCGTGTAGGTATGTTTTGACAAAGGTGCCAGGCTTCAATGTTTCTACGGGCAGATATGTTTCCTTGCCGTCTACAAAGCAAAGAATCTTGGCGCCTTCTTTAAAGCAGATAGGTGGTAGAGTATATGTGGCATAATATACACCACGTGCATTTGCGCTACTATTTACACCAAGAACTAAAGGAAGTCCTGCTGTTGGTCCAATTATAGAGGGACGACGTGCGCCAAGAGAATACACACCAGTTTTGCTTGTATCAGATGTCCAAGTACTACCACTATCTAATGAATATATATATCCTCCTGGATGAATAGCATATAATTTTGTACCAGTTGTACCGATCGCAACATAATTAAATGAAAGTCCTGAGGCAGTATATTTTAGAGCAAAGTTCCAACTGCCAGAGTACGTACCTGTATAGATAACTCCATTTGTATCACTACTACTGGCAATGAACGTGCTATTATCGCCACTACATGCTATACTAGACCAATTTTTATTAGGAGCAGCTGTAGATGCCCATGTATTAGGAGGACTAGTCACAGCACCTGTTTGAAAAATACTACCACCATACACAACAGCAAGATAAGCAGTATTATTACCAGTACAGGCGATTCCTCTAAAATCATAACCTACTGCTGTTCCTGTGCCTGTATTCCAAGCTCCTAATGTACCACTTGTTAATACACTTTGATAAATAGAACCTGTACCACTATTAGCTGAACCTGTTGTAACAAAAAGATATACATCGCTAGAATAAACCCCATTACAACATATAGATGTTATATTGTTTGTTGATGGCGGATCTGCTAAAGTACTCCAAGATACACCATAATTAGAAGAAACATATATTTCATTACCTAAACCACCAGCATTACCTACTACAGCAAACATCGCAGAACCATCGGCTGTACTTGCTACCGCAATTACATTATCATTAGAGAAAGTACTACCAGTTGGAATCCAAGTTACTCCCTGATCTGAACTATAATAAATTTTATTATTGGTGCCTACAATAATATGAGTACTATCATTATCACCTGCAAAGCATAATCCATTAGACCCGCTAAGTGATGATTGGTTCCACGTCCAGGTGTAGGACATTGTATATTTACTAAAACAATTTGTTTTTTTAAATATAAAAATCCGCAAAATCTCACACCAACTCCATACCGGACAGCTCTTTCATCATACGACGGCTGGTGCTTTCTACCAGTAGACCATTCGCGTACACGCCGTAATTCATATAGTAGTCCTTGTTTGCTAATGCGAAGTGCCAGATGTTATGGACGCCCTCTTCACTGTAGGTTTCAGCGCGGTCATCCAAACACGCCATTAAGCGGTACTTCTTATCAGTGACAAAGATATCACCGGCTAGTTCACGAATATCATCCTCCTGTTTTTTGTCAATGCTGTCTACAAGAATAGAGTGGCAACCAGTGATTACCAGGTCCTCAGTCACCTCGGGATACTTCTCCTTCTTACATACATAAAGGCGGTTCTTGCCACGCAAGGTGTTTGCGGGGTTGTAAATCTTAGACGAGCCAATGGATTCAATCGCCTTATAGCCGTGTAAGTAGGTTTTGACGAAACTGCCAGGCTTCAACGTTTCTACGGGCAGATATGTTTCCTTGCCGTCTACAAAGCAAAGAATCTTGGTGCCTTCCTTGAAGCAGAGGACTGTGGTTGTGCCATACAAGATTTCACCGTTTTTATCAGATAACGAAACAGGGTACCCACCAGGTCTTAATGCTAAGTTAGCTCCTTCAGATATACTAGCACTAGTAGGCATATATGTAATAATTCGCCAGGTGGTACCTAAATCAGGTGAGTAGTATATACCATTATCATCCCGTGTAGTAAAATATAATTTTGTGCCATCTTGGCTTACAGAACAAGAAAGTATGTTAGTAGGAAGATTAGTAATTGCAGAAGCAAATGTAGCGGTGGATAATGCTGTTCCTCCTGAGCCTGTTTTTGAATTACCATTTGTTGATAGAAATATTCCACCTGATCCTACAACAAGAACAACATTGCCGTTTGCGCTACAACTTACATATGAAAATACACGACCTATATTAGTTCCGTGCCAATAATTGGATGCTCCACCAGCAGCTGAAGAATAAAGACCAGCACCAGGACCTCCACCAGCACACGCAAAAAATATATATGTTCCCGTAGAATCACAGCAAATAGATCTTATATCCATAGTTTGAAGTACAGTACCTACCAACGGTGCTGGACCATCATCAAGACGAGGAAAGTTTAACCAGGTAGAACCACTATCTAAACTATATGTTATAGTGCCTTGACCACCACCGGTAGTAGTAGATGTTATAAATATAGAAGTTCCAGTCGTATTAGTGGCGACACTTGTAAATTGGTCAGTATTGCTAACAGAAGTTATAAGTTGTCCACTCCAGCCAGTTCCAACTATATATCTATAAAGTCCAAATCCTGGTGAAGCTGCATAAAAACGATAAGCACTACTAGTGAAAAAAACTGCTACACCATTGATTGGGTTTGTTGTTGGACCACTACCCGTTGTTGTTTGAGTATAACTTACCCCACCATTTGTTGAAAAGTATGTAGAACCTGCGCCGGCGCCACTATTTGTACCAAATACAACAAAAATTCCATCAGAATAAATTGATAATGATTTAATAACAGTAATGGCAGGGGTTGCGGCAACTACCCAATCCACGTAAACAGTCGGAGCCTTATTGGGCACAACTGACATTGTATATTTAATAAAACAATTTGTTTTTTTAAATATAAAATAACCCAGATAACAAATTATATTCCCTTACCGGTAAATGCTACATCTAGCGACGCACCGACAAGTGGTGTATTTACGGCTGTAAAAGCGTTATCAATCGGCGTACCGGCTGTGAGTCTGCCTTCATCGGGCGCACCGCCCTGGGGCATTAAAGAACGGTTTAGGGTCTTAAGGGTCACCTGTTGTGCCTCGGCAAGTGCCTCCGCCGGCTTGACGTAGTTAAACGCCGACTTCTCAGTGACGGGCTCCATAGTCTCCTGCATCTCCACGTAATTCTCGAAGAACTCCTTGGAATCCAAACCAACCGTGTGGACACGTCCAATAAGTCCGGCTCCCATACACTTACGGTAGTGAATGTGGGGCGAGAGATTACCCTTAATCGGCACCTTATACGGCTGAGGCTTACGTACCTTGAGCGTAGCAACACCAGACTTATCACCAATCGCAACACCGGCATTGCGGAAGGCAAGGTAGGCGTGTTGCCAATCGTTCAACTCGTGTAGATCCTTATTTGCCGGTTCGGCAGCCCAGTAGAGCACTTTCGTGCCGGGACCGACAACGACTTCTTTAGAAATATCAGCATTCTCGGGAACCTTGACTTGTAGGACTTCGCAAGGAATGAGCGACTTGCCGAGGAAGGGTAGGTAGCTATCACGGTGTAAGCCGATGAAAAGGGCGGCAACGCCGACGGCGGCGAAAATAAGATTTGCGAGGATAACATTACGACCGGTAACATATGTAACAAAGTCCTTACCTGTAAAACTCTTGACGCCCCAATTGAGACCGCCAACAACCAATAGAACCATGGCAATCATATATGTTTTCGCTTTCCAATACTGGTTCATTCTCTGTTATTAAGGGGCTAAAATCAATTCATAAACTTGCGTATCTGCGGGAATATCTTTGGCAGAACAGCGGAATTGGGCAAACAGCGCCTTTTCCACTTGTACTTTGGGCACGGCGTTGTGAACTTCGGCGGCAAGAGCACGGTAAAGGTCAAAATCAGGGTAGCGCTCTTCGCCAGCAGGTGTGCGAAGCACGTTCTTGCCGTCGTCGTCCGTTAGCCACTCCCATAGCATATTGTAAACAGGGCTGACCGTTTCGGGGTAGAGTTTGGAGCCTTCGCGCGACATAATCTTGACGGGCGTAGCATTAGCGGGGCGGTCCGGAAAGAGTGATTCAAGCAATGATACAGCAAGACGGCATAAGTCAAACGACGTATTAGGCTCTACTTTCTTCCCCTCGTCCATGTCGTAAAAGGGTTCGCAATTGTACTGGGTGGCGGCGTCATTGCCAGGGAAAAACGCATCGGAAATGAAGAAGCCACAACCAGGAACCGTGAATGACGCACGACCAAAATCAATAATCTTCATTAGACGTCCATACGTAGGCACCTTCATATACCAGGACTCCTTGCCCTTAATGACGCGGTAGTACATATCGGTCACACCGGTGCCGTTCCACATAATGTTATTGGTGTGTAAGTCGTTGTGGACAAAGCCGAAGTAGTGCTGGGCAACCACAAGACCGGCAATAACCTGGAAGAGCCACGCTGCCCAACGCGTATCCTTTGTTTCAATCATCGCGGCGTCATCGCCGTCCTCATCGTCTAGGAGCGTATCCATTGTACCGTCGGCTTTCTCAAGCAGTGAAACCTGTACGGGAAAATTATAAAATTCAACCAGCTCTTCGCTTTCGTCACTTTCGTAAGAACCAGAGCCAGAGCCAGACTCGGAGCCAGAGCCAGATTCGGAATCGGACATACGCTTAAGGCGCAGTTTAGGATTCGTCAGCTTGACCGGCACCTCGCTTGTCGTAACCGGCTCCTCCTCGCTGACCATAACATCATTTGTTAGAGATACAGGTACCCCCATTTCGGCATCAACCGATACGAAATCGTCTAGAGATAATGCCTCTCCAGGCTGTGTAAATAGCGATTCCAGAGACTTTTTGGGAGTTTCATCGTTCTCCTGGTATTTGAAGAGTCCAAGGCGTTGATTGATTTTCCACCAGGGTTTACGACGGAGAGAATCGTATTCCTCGGAAATATTGTATACGTAGGTATCTACACGAGCAGAAAAGGTACCGTAGCAACGGCACCAATGCGGTGAAATACGGCTTTCGACAAACTTGGAGGCGTACAACGCAAAAAGACAGTCAACATACGCTTCATTGAGCGGGTGATTGATTTTCATTAATGTATTCTTCCATAGTTCACTAGGAGCGGCAAGAGCACCGTCATCGGGCAAAATGTATTCCCCTTCCATTGCGGCAAGAGGGTCAACTAAGTGAATACGCTTGATGAAGATATCACGCTTGACCCCATCGGTCATAATAAGTGCTCCCTCAAAACTAGACTCAGATTGGCGCTCCACATCGCTTATTGTTTCACCGGATATACCGAGCCAACAGGACTGATAACCGTGAATAGAGGATTCAAACGACGGTTGTAGTTTCTCAAGAGCAGAAAAGTACGCCTGAGGTTTCTTAAATTCGGTCATTGCCTCACGAATTACAGTAGGCAATTCGTTAGGGGAACCAGAGAGAGTTAGACTGGCGGGTAGTTCGGTAACAAAGGGTCGTGCTACACGGGCACCACCACGACCGCCACGACCCGCCGTAGCCCCACTATTGTTAGCACCACCGCGACCGTTAGCACCACCGCGACCACCACGGGCAGGACCACCACGACCACCACGACCACGTGGAGGACCACCACGACCACCTCTGTTTCGGTTACCAGGCATTTCTAAACCCAGTGCCGGGTCTAATTTAAGAGACTTTCCGCATAGAAACACGGATACGCGGTAAAAGAAAAATGAAAGAAGTATATATCAACAGAAATGAGTGCTCCGGCGAGACCTGGTATGGGATTAACGGCGATGCTGCCGACCATGGGGGGCGACGGAGGCAGTGGCGCCCCTCGTCCCACAATGAACCTTCGCCTTTCCAAATTTAATATGAATATGATTCCGGATGACGGTGTCGTGCTATTTATCGGACGTCGTGGAACCGGCAAGTCCTGGCTTATCAAGGACTTGATGTGGTACAAGCAGAAGTTTCCTATTGGTACAGTGTTTTCGGGCACTGAGGGTGCCAACGCTTTCTATGGTTCAATGGTACCGAGTCTGTTTATTCACGATGAAGTAGTACCGCAGACAGTATCAAATGTACTCAAGCGCCAAGAGCAGATTACAAAGCAGATTCGTAAGGAGACGGAGGCACGTGGATCCTCGCAACTAGACCGCAAGGCGTTTATCATTATGGACGATTGCTTGTATGATAATAAGTGGGTGAACGATAAGTGGATTCGTTCGCTGTTCATGAACGGACGTCATTACGGACTT